CCTTCTCTTAGTCTTAGCGTAATAGATATAGGTCAATGTTACCGGTTTGGTAAATTTGGTTAGGTCTTTGAGTTCAAGTAAGAGGTTTTCTGTGTAAATTTTTTTAGAACTTGACAAGATTCTATAATGGGCATTTCGATAGTTGTTTAAATTAAGAATGAACTTCTTATTTTTAGAGTAGTAAACATTTAAAGGTAAAGTTATTTTCATTTAATTAGTTTTAACTTAATCTTTTTAAATAATGACTCGCCTTTTTTATACTTATCTTTTTCTAAACCTATTGGCAAATTAACAGAACAATTTTTCGATTTGTTCAATTCCACCTTTATTAATTTTAGCTTCATTCTTAATCCCCCTTTCATGTTTCAATGGCTTTATAACAAAGAAGTCCTTATGTTGAGGATAGCTATGTATAAAGTATCTAGCGTAATAACATATAAAATCATTTGATATTTTAAATGAACTACCTTTAGTTATTATATCAGTCTCCCATCTTATTCTTTGTATAATTGCCCAATGTGAATAGTGCTTTCTCCCAGTTCTTACTGCCTCAAAAGTAAACTTCTGAAACAGTTTCCAAACTTCCGGATTATTTTTATGCCACTTCCACCACCTAACCTTATTCTTATCTAAACATTCCATGAGTTAAACTCATTTAATAAACCATTAAAGACATGACGGGCGTGTTCATTAGTTCTTAAATCACTTCTACTTTTGATTGAGCAATAATCTCTTAGTCTTTCAGAGCATTGTGCTTCATCAAAACCTTCTTTCTCCCACTCATCAATATTAAGTTTGTCTATTATAAAGTCTTGAAACTCTCTCTCCCTGCAAAGAAGTCCGGCTTTCATTACAGCTTTCTCTCCCTCACTCTTATCTGAGGGAACTACAGGCTCTTCTTGTTCATTTAATAAAACCATAGCCACTTGATACCTACTGCCAACCCAATCCCTTAAAAGGCTTTCAGGTACATCAGATGGATGTACTGCAAGTTGCAAGATATATCCATTCTTATCTTGTCTTACTGCTATCTTTACTGCCTCATAAGTTATAGTTGCTTTTTGAAATGTGTCTTCATAATTATCCATATTTATTCTCCTTATAAATTTATTTTATTTAATTTTTCGTGTATTTCTGATTTGCTTTCGTCAGATAATTCTTCAAAGTAATCCATCAAAATATCATATGCTTTTATGTATCTCTCCAAGCACTTCTCAATAGACTCCTCTATTTTATTTTCCATCTTTTTTTACTCCTTTTTTATTTTTATTATCATTCTCTCTTTTGCCAAAAATCTTTTCAAAGCTCTCAGCATATTTATCTTTATCTTTTGTCCGGTCGCGACTGCCTTTCCCACCATGCCATTTAGTCATTTCTTATCCTTGTATTCTTCTCGTAATTCCGGAAACTCAGATAGGTAACAAGTAAGTATATGTTTGTTATCTCCATCCTCTAACAACCTAGTCAACATGTCTCTAAGAGCCATCAGGTTATCCTTATCAATGTCTCGTTTTATCTCAGCTATGATCTCTTCTATCAGTTCATTCATTTGGTTTATAGTCCTCTGCTTCTTTAATTTGCTTCATAAAGTCCTGTAGTCTTGGGTATACTTTATCAAAAGTATTCTTGTGAAAATCACTTTCAATTGTAATAAAATCTCTTACTGTTCTTGGAACGATACCCAATGCTTCAGCAATTGTTTCCTTACTAAAATTACGTTCTTCTAAAAGATACTTTATATCCTTACGCATTTTAATCTGCTCTATCTCTCTAATCATTTCTTTTCTCCAAGTATTCTATCTATACAATCATCAAGAATGGGTTGTACAGATGCATAGGCTTTTTGATATTTATCTTTATCAACTAAAGGAGCAAGACCATTATGTATTCTTGCCTTCTCAAAAATCCTACTTAATTTCCCACATAAAGCCCTTTCCAACTGATCTCTTAAAACAACTTTCATCTCCATATCAATATGAGTCAATACCTCATCTGCTAATTCTACTAATTTTGCCTTGTTCATTTCCTCTTCCTCATTAATTTTTCTTCAGTCCTTCGTAATGACCATTCTAAAAATCTGCTAAACCATCTACTCCATAAATTCTTCACTTGATGTCGTACTCCTGCACAGGGCTATTTATTTTCCAAACTCTTACACCATCTTTTTCCTTTCTGGTCACAGTAGAAAAATTACGTCTATGACTAATGCCCTGTCCTTTCAGTGGATAGGTGCATCTTCTAATTGAAATGGCCAAAGCATTAGCTTCGTTTCTATCTTTACAAAGGTAAGAATCATCTAGATTCATCATCTCTGCTATTTTTCGATATTCACTTCTTGCCGTGCTTACTGGTGCACTTATGTCTGTGTCAATCATAGATCCTCCATTTTATTCAACAGCCTGGTTAGATACCATATAGTTTTTCCAATGTCTTCAACATTAGCGTCTTTGTGATCCTCTCTATAAATATATTTAATTGAGTTACCCTTGCAGTACCCTTTAAACTCTTCCGGAGTTAGCATGGCTTCTATGATGTCTATACACTCAATAGATCCTTTCTTGTAGTGTGGTGGGTGATTTACGTTATCTGTCATCTCTTTTCTCCTGTAGCTCTGCTTTCACACAAAACAATTTATCTTCAGTTTCCTTGGTCATTTTCTTTAACCATGCTAAATGCTCTTCATACCTAGCTATTCTGTTGTTTATATCTTCACTCATTTAATTCCTCTCTATAAAAATTACCAGTGTCTAGATCTACAACGTTTGGTGTGTTGTATATACTCGCTGGTTTACCGTTTAATACTTTATGGTATTCTGTTAAATAATCAGACAGGTAGTTCCACCCTGCTTCCATGTCGGTGTGATTCATCTTAAATACTTTACTTGCATAAGGTTTTTTCTTTTCTTGTGCAACAAAGGCAAAGTCATGAACCTTAAAACCAGCCTTTTCAAAGCCACGTTTGTACCAAGCAGCTTGTAAATCATAAGAGTATCTTCTAACAGAGTTTGTAAAGCCTTTAACCGAACAATCAACAGTAGTTTTATAATCAACTAAGACTATTCCATTACTTGCATGTGGTTTCTCAAAAGGGTTTAAGACTACATCTGCTCTGGTTTTGCAAAGTAAATCTTGCTCATACCAGTATATAGACACCTCGTAGGGTGAATTAAAGACCTGTGGATACTCATTTTCTGGATTTAGATAAGCTTTCGACTCAGTTACTAAGCTGTTTCTCATGCTATATATGGTATCTTTGTCCTTCTCATTAATAACAGTAAGACCTCTATCCATACTTTCCTTCTTTAATAGCTTGTTAGCATTTGTCAAAAGTGATCCAGATAAACATACAACATCACTAAAGAATGCACTTTCTCCTTCAACAACAAGAGAGTGAGCAGCAGATCCAAAGTTCATAGCTGGAGTTGTCTCAATAACTTCCTCAAGAGAATGCAGTTGACTCTGACTAAATCTTCTTATGTTAGAGGAAGACAGGCCAGGGCTCTTATGATAATAAGCATTAGACAGGTTAGGAAAGTAGTAAGCATCGCCAACTACAACATGTTCTATCATTTGCAATTGTTCTGGTAATGCTTTCATGATGTCTCCCTTTTAGTTTTAGTAACTAGCTCTCTAACCCAACCCTTGCCTTCTTTTTCGGTAGGAGCAAAGTCAACTGCTAATTGTGTAAAAATAGTTATCCCTGCATAAACCACATACGGCAGAGGAAGATCCTTATTTGCTTTTTGAAGTGTGTCAAGTAGATCATAATAAAACTGATCGTATGCTTTTTCTTCTTTTGATACTGCTTTTGCTTTCATGATGCCTCCTGGTCTTTTACAGCTAATTCATCTACTGCTGACTGTAGTTCTTTAATAGCAACACCACACTGCCATAAGTGATAATTAATCTTATCTTGTTGTATTTGTTTTTCTAAGTCTTCCTTAGGTGGGTTTGTGTAATTGATTACCTCATCGATAATATCATTTACGGTTATTTCTTTCTTACTCATAATTACTCCTAATGTGTATAAGTTTGTATTCTACTTTAGATTATGTATAATGTCTACAGTTTTAATATAAACAGATTTACATAAAGTAAATTAAAGGAGAGAAGTAATGAGTAGAACAAACGATTTGTATTGCATGATGAGGTTATCTTATGAACAGGCTGTAGACGATTACAACTGTAAGAAGGTTGATTCTGTGCTATCTGCATATAAGAAGTATCATGTTATTAATGTTGGTATGAGCAGTGGAGATCCACAGGGTGATATCTTGAATTTCTATGACGATGACAACAGACAAGAGTCTATGTTGTAGGGTAGGAATGTTTTTTACTATCGTGTTAAGATGCGATATGCCAAAGATTGTAGAAATTAAAGACAAGATGGCCGAGCCCTCACTTCAGGAAGTAATTTCCAGACTAGACTCTATGTTTGAGAACATGGTTTATAGAGGTGAGGACAAGGTAAATATTGTCTTAGCAAGTTTAAGTTTTTGTATCTCTCAGCTTAGTATAGAGTTCAGTGATAAAGAAGTTGCGAAGTTGGTTGATGAGCTTTTAGCACAATATATTGACAAATCTGCTAAGAAATAGATTATTGACAATTATTGACATAACTTCATGACAGCTATAAACATGATAAGAATGCACCTTTCAGGATTATTGTATTTTTTTCATTTTTGTCATTAGAGTGAGAGATAACTTATATAAATAAATGAGATAATACTTGACTAGATATACACTCTTCAAGTATCCTCACAATACACTTTAGGGTAAAGTGGGGGTAGGTATTACTAAAAACTTGCTTCTACTCTAATATGCGAAATATGGGATATAGAAAAAATAATTTGGAATATGAACCTATAATCTCTTCTGAGGAAGAAGCTCCCATTGAGTATTGCAATCTCGATAACTCACTAAACCGAAGACAAAGAAATTTTATTTGGATCTCGGTCAACAATCCCAGACTATCTTTAGTCGAATGCGCACACAAGGCTGGATATACAAGTCCTAGACAAGCCGCACATAAATTAATGAACAAGCCTCTCATTCGTAAAGAATATAACTATCTTATGAACCAGGCTAAGAAAAAATATGAACTGAACTACGACAGAGCCGTTCAGGATCTCTATGATATTCGGGACAAGGCAATGGAAGCTGGGTCTTTTAATGCGGCCATATCAGCCCAGAACGCTTTGTTAAAAGTCGGGGGCTTAATTGTAGATCGCAAAGAAGTTATGTTCGGCAAAGTAGATCAAATGAGTCGGGAAGAAGTAGAAACCAGATTAATTCAGCTCATGGGTAATGTTGTTGATGCTAGTCTGGAAAATAAAAATAAAGATCCAGATCCTGAATTAATTGATCCAGACTTTATTGATGGAATAACAGACAAAGAAGAAGATAAATCTATTACTGATCTTGATAGTGTGGTTGAGGAAAAGCCTAGTAAGAAGAAGTGGGAAAAGAAAGAAGAGGCATAAAATATCTATTGGAGAGTAATAAAAGAGAAGTAATACAAATAAATTAGTCTATGCCTCGAAAAAGATTATATGTTACTTATTTGGATTGTTCAAGAACTTGTCTAAAGCTCTAAATAAAGATTTGTAAGATCGAAACCAAGCTGTATGAATGAGCTTGTTGTCTTGGTAAGTCAAATAACCCACAGTAAAGCTGACATTATCAATATTATGGTATTGCTGTAAGTCATACTTTACGGGGTTGAAAGGTACTATTTTTATATAGTATTTATTCATCAGGAGCTACAGGCTCTGAGATAAAATAAACAATAATCATAATAACAATGGTAATTATAAACGCTGTATCAACTGACATCAGATACCTCCTCTAAATGATTTACCAATCTATCTAATCCACCACATATCCCTTCATACTCAACCATTGAATGGCAATCACCAACCCACTCTGTATCGTTTTTAATATCTTTTACAATATTTTTTATTTGCTCAATCGTTATCATGTTGTTACCTCTTTAAGTAGTTTTCCATTATTGTTATTTTGTCTTGCAATTTATGTAAATCATCTTCTGATACTTCGCTAGGCTCATCAAGGTAACAAGCAATAGTTATACTTGCTTCTTTGATAGCTACTACTAAATCTGCATATTCTACTTTTTGCCTTATATTATCCCAATTTCTTATAGTATCTATTGGAACAATAAACACTTTATCGCAAGAACCACAACTCCAAAACTCTGCTTCTCCACACTTAGTATCACAGTCATAATCTAAATCTTTTTTCTTACATGACGGGCATTTCTCTATCATCATTCTTCTCCTTTATAAATATCTATTACGGCATTCTTTATGCCTTTCATATGTCTTGCATGTCTATCCCATTCGTCTTCTTCTGGTTGGGTTAAACCCTCCACCTTCGTAATTGCTACTTTAGGTGAATACATACGCCAATTAACCCAGAAAAGTATTCTAGCCTCCTCCTCTGAACTTGCTTCTATTTCCGCATCTACACTTGCTGTTACTTTGTATAATTTACTCATCAGTCTTGCTCCCTTAGTTTTTTTAATTTAGGCATATCTAATTCTTCTCTTAGTTCATTTAATTCTTCTAAGGTTGATTGCCCTTCTTTGGAATACATATAAAAACCACAATCAAAACATTCACTACTCATAGAGAATGGTCTTGTGTCTTGGGTAATTGTGTATTCATCTCCACCACACTTAGGGCATATATCATTATAATTACTACTACTCATTGTCTTGCTCCTTGTATCTATTATATAAATAAGAAGCTAAATCATTTCTTATTGCTTGGAGTTCAAGATCAACAGGAATAAATCCATACTTCTTATGATC